TTTTCAAAAGTTGCAGTTAAAGCAACCAGTATGACTTGTTTATTGCGACAAACTGCGGTTGATCTTGGTTTGCATTTTTACGACACAGGGCGACCTTGCGCTAACGGGCATGTGTCGGTGCGTCGGTCGAAAGATGGTTCTTGTGTTTTGTGCGTAAAAGCGGCCAAGCGGCGCAACCGTAAAAAGAATCGCCGGCGTGAAAACGACAGAAAACGAGCGGCTATCAAGCGGAACCCTGCAAGGTTAGCCAAAGCGCGCAAAAAACGTATCGAACGCCGTAAGCGTTGGCGGTTGGCAAACCCTGAACGTGCGGCGGCGCAAGACAAACTGCGCAGGCAGCGTGCGAAGATGCGCAGCCACGAAATTTATCGCGCCAGAAAAAAAGCCGCAAAGCGGCAACGAAAGCTGGATTGTAAGCGAGCGTGTCCACCGTGGGCGGATCGGCAGGCCATCGTGGATATTTACCGGCACGCCACGGTGCTCGGGGTTGACGTGGATCACATCGTGCCGCTGCGATCGACGATGGTCTGCGGGCTTCACGTCGCAAATAATTTGCAAATGATGATGCCTGCGGACAATCAACGAAAGGGCAACCGCTGGTGGCCCGATATGCCCGACTACAGGGAGGCGGCATGAGCCAAACCGGCGCATCAGCCCAAGAAAAAGAACTAATGATCGAATTGTGGGATCCTCGGTTATCAGAGGATTTGCTTGCATTCGTGCTTTTTTGTTTCCCCTGGGGCAAGGTCGGCACGCCGTTGGAGTCATTCACCGGACCGCGCACATGGCAAGCGAAGTATCTGGACGACATGAGCCAGCACATTGCGAACAACCGACTCTCCCTCGACCTCGGCACGACGCCGAATGTGATGCGCAACAGCACGGTGAGCGGCCGGGGACCGGGCAAATCTGCGCTGGTTTGCTGGCTGGTGCATTGGATGATGACGTGCAACCTTGGCAGCACGACCATCGTGACGGCGAATACCGAAGCGCAGTTGAAATCCCGCACATGGGCCGAGCTTGGCAAGTGGGAAACGCTGGCGATCAACAGCCATTGGTTCGACCGATCGGCGCTGTCATTGAAGCCCCAGCCGTGGTTTGAAGAAGCGATCAAGCGCGACCTGAAAGTGGACACCGGCTACTACTACGCCCTGGCGCAACTCTGGTCGGAGGACAACCCGGACAGCTTCGCCGGCGCGCACAACCCGCTTGGCATGCAAGTTCTGTTCGACGAAGCATCGGGTATTCACGAAAAAATCTTCCATGTCACGGAAGGCTTTTTCACCGAGCCTGTGCTTCACCGCTACTGGCACCTGTTCAGCAACGGCCGACGCCCGAGCGGCGCATTTTTCGAAACGCATCATCGTGACCGCGAGGCGTGGCACAGACTGCAAATCGATAGTCGCACCGTCGAGGGCACTGACCCTGCGGTCTATCAGCAGCTGATCGATCGGCATGGCATCGACAGCGATATTGTGCGGGTCGAGGTGCTGGGCCAATTTCCGAAACAGGGCGATCGGCAGTTCATCGGTCGCAGCGTGGTCACAGAAGCGCAGCAACGGGCGACGGTCAAAGACCCGAATGCGCCCCTTATCATGGGGGTTGACGTTGCGCGCTTTGGCAACGACAGCACGGTCATCTACTGGCGCCAAGGCCGCGATGCCAAATCCATTCCGCCGGTCAAGGTCAAAGGCTACGATTCAATTCAGACCGAAAACTTGATAGCCGAGTGGATTGACAAGACCGACCCGGATGGCGTGTGCATCGACGCAGGCAATACGGGCAGTGCAATTTGCGATGGCTTGAAGGCGCGCGGGTATCGAGTGCATGAAGTGTGGTTCGGGGCGAAGTCGCCGGATGAAGCGTGGGCAAACACGGCGACCTGGCTGTGGGCGCAGATGCGCGACTGGCTGCCGGGCGCGTCGATTCCCGCGTCGTCCGATTTGCTGACCGACCTGACAGCGCGCGAGTACGACTTTGTGGGGCGTGGCAGCGTGGTCGCGTTGGAAACGAAAGAGCACCTGAAGGACCGCGGCTTTTCAAGTCCCGACGAGGGTGACGCATTGGCCTGCACATTCGCCAAGAAGTTTGCCCGCCGCGATGCGCGCGCCAACCGTGGTCGACAGGTGCCGGTTGCGCAAGGCATGGACTACAACCTTTTTGGCGAGTAGAATTGAGAAAATCTCAACGCATTGCGGAGGACGCATGGGCGGACTTGTCAAATCAGTTTTCGGGTCGTTGATGCCGGACGTGCCGGCCCCGGCGCCCGCACCGGTGGCGCCCACGGTCAGCAATTCCAGTGGCGCGACGGACGCGGCTGCGGAAGCGCAACGCCGTGCCATGCTGAACGGGCGATCGAGCACGATCCTGACAGGCGGCACAGGTGTGACTGACATGGGTGCTACCACGTCGGCCAAGGTTCTCGGGTCGGCCTGATGGTTGACATGACGGCACAAAAGCCCGCCACCGATCAGGACCGCAACAAGGTTCTGGTCGATAAGCTGCTTGGCCAGTTCGAATACCTCGTCACCAAGCGCGGTATTTGGGAGAGCCACTGGCAGGAGGTGGCGCAGCGCGTGCTGCCGTACTACGAGAACAGCTTTTACCAGCAAGGCAACATGACGCCCGGCGTCAAGCGCGGGCAGGAGCAATACGACACGACCGCGACCACGGCGCTGTTCCGCTTGGCGGCGGCGCATGAGTCGATGATTACGCCGGCCAGTTCCAAGTGGGGCAAGTATCGCGCCAGCGACCCGGACCTGCAGAAGATTCGCAACGTGGCGCTCTGGTTCGAAACGGTGACGGACATCATCAATCACTACCGGTATGCGCCGCAGGCAAACTATCAGTCGCAGCAGCATGATACCTACGTTTCGCTGGGTGCCTTTGGCACCGGCGGCTTGTTTGTGGACACCCTCGACCCGACCTATGGCCGCGGCTTTCGCTATCGCCACTGCCACTTGGGCGAGTTGTTCATCGCCGCGAACCATCAGGGCTTTATCGACACGGTGTACCGCCGCTTCAAGATGACGCTGCGGCAGATGAAGCAAAAGTGGGGCGACCGCTTTCCCGAGAGTTTGAAGTCACAACTGGAATCGAAGCCGGAAGAAGAAAAGCAGATTATTCATTGCGTCAAGCCGCGCGAGGATTACCAGCCGCAGAGCCTGACCAACAAGAGCATGCGCTTCGGCTCGTGGTGGATTTGCAAGGACACCCGCGACCTCTTGGGTGAGGGCGGCTATCACACGTTCCCGTACTCGATCGGCCGGTATCTGACGGCACCCGGCGAGGTGTATGGCCGAAGCCCCGCGATGAACGTGCTGCCCGGCATCAAGGTGTTGAACGAGGAAAAGAAAACGATTTTGAAGCAGGGGCATCGTGTCGTCGATCCGGTTCTTTTGGCGCACGACGACGGCATCCTGTCGTCGTTCACGCTGAAACCGGGCGCTGTCAACATGGGTGCGGTCAACGCGTCGGGGCAAAAGCTGGTCCATGCGCTCGAAACCGGCAACCTCGCCATCGGCAAGGAGCTGATGGACGACGAGCGCATGGCCATCAACAATGAATTTCTGGTCACGCTGTTTCAGATTCTGGTCGAAACGCCGGAAATGACGGCGACCGAAGTACTGGAGCGCGCCCGTGAAAAGGGCGCCCTCCTGTCGCCGACCATGGGCCGCTATCAGTCCGAAGGCATCGGCCCGATGATGGTGCGCGAGTTCGACCTGGCCTGGCGCAGCGGGTGGCTGCCGCCGCCGCCGCCGGAATTGGTGGAAGCCCGCGGCGAGTTCAAAGTCGAGTTCGACGCGCCTCTCAACCGCGCCATGCGCGCGGAGGAAGCCAGCGGCATCATGCGCTCGATCCAGTGGAGCGCCGAGGTCGCAGCCCAAACACAAGACCCGAGTGTGATGGACTGGTACGACTACGACGCCATCACGCCGGAGATTGCGCAGATCAATGGCGCGCCGGTGCGTTTCGTGGCCAGCCCGGAAAAGGTGGCGGCCAAACGGCAGGCGCGGGAACAGCAGGTGGCGGCACAGCAACTGGTGCAAGCCCTGCCGGGTGTGGCCGCGATGACCAAAGCAGCGAGTGACCAACAAGCCGCATGATCGAAGCCATCCAGCGGTATCTGGCGCGCCGTCGCACGGCATACATCAAGGTGTTCCTGTCGTCGGCATTCGGCGACGAAGTGCTGCGCGATCTGGCCAAGTTCTGCCGCGCGCATGACTCGACCTTTCACGAAAACCCCGACGTGGCCAAACACCTCGAAGGGCGTCGGCAGGTGTGGCTGCGGATTCAGGAGCATCTGCATCTGACCGACGAACAACTCTATGCCCTCTACGGGGGCGCACCCAAAGGAGAATGAGCATGGGAATGTTTGACGTGTTTGAGGGTTTGGCGAAAGCCGCTGTTGGCGTAGTTACGGTGCCGATCGACATCGCGGCAGATGTCGTCACGCTCGGCGGCACGCTGACCGATAAAGATCAGCCTTACACCGCGAAAAAGGCGGAGGACATCATGCGCAACATTGAAAAAGCTACTCGATAAGGAGGTCACATGGCAGACGGAAGTTCAGCAGCAGCCCTCGGCGCCGCAGCGCCGGCCGCAGCCGCCCCGGCAGCAGCGGATCCGAACGCAGCCGCCGCGATCAACGTGGCGCCCGTAACCGATACCACGACGGTCACGAATCCCGCAGCACCTGCCGCAACCGAAACGATCGACTGGCTGAAAGGCGCACCGGAAACCGACGTCGGCTACGTCAAGAACAAGGGCTGGCAATCGCCGGCGGACGTGTTGAACGCTTACCGCGGCGCGGAGAAGTTCATCAGCGCGCCGGTCGATCAGCGGCTGGTCATTCCGGGCGAGAAAGCCGAAAAGGCGGAATGGGACAATTTCTACGCCAAGCTCGGCCGCCCGGCCGCGCCGACCGATTACAAGCTGCCGGTGCCCGAGGGCGACAAGGGCGAGTTCGCCAAGACGGCAGCCAGCTGGTTTCACGAACTCGGATTGAGTTCGAAGCAAGCCGAGGGCGTGGCGTCGAAGTGGAACGAGCACCTGGCCAACGCGGCGGCCACTGAAGCGTCGGCGCGGCAGACATCGTTTACCGGCGACGAGGCCAAACTGAAAACCGAGTGGGGTGCGGCCTACGACAAAAACGTGATGATCGCCAAGGAGGTCGTCGGCAAAGTGGGGCTGGACGCCAAGACGATCGACGCG